AACCTATTGGAGCAGAAAGGGTTTTCCCAGAACTTGGAAAAAAAAGATGGGAAGATGTCAATGCAGTAGACATTTTAACTTGGAAACATATCGAAGAAGTGAAACATGATTACCCGGAGTTTGCCGATAAGATTAAGGAAACTACGGATTATCGAAACATGTACACCTTCGATTTAGATGATCGAACAGTTTATAAAAACATGATAGCAGTTCATGATTTTTGGCACAAACCCACAAGGCATTATCCCAAAGGTTGCCACATCATTTGGGTGAAAGATGTAATTCTAGAAGAAGAAGATTTTCCGTATGATCACGGAATGTTACCTTTAGTGGAAGATAAGGACATAGATATCTACAATGAATTTTGGGGGAGAAGCTATGTTGGACAAATTGAATCGATGCAAAGAATGTATAATAACATACAATCGTGTATTGCGAGAAATGAGGGAATTACTGCGCATCCTAAGTGGGTGTTGCCCAAAGGATCATGTAAATTCACATCTCTTGGCAATGAAATCACAATTGCAGAGTTTACAGGACCAGTGCCCCCGAAACTTGTGGAAAATAATGGAACACATCCCCGGTCACTTGAAATCCAAGATCGTCTCGAAAAGAAAATTATGCAACACTCGACGGTGTATGATATTTCGAGAGGTCAAGTACCCACAGGTGTAACAGCAAATTCAGCTTTACGTTTCCTGGATGAACAAGAAACTCAAAGGGATCAGACTGGAGTAGCAAAAAGAAAATCAAGAGTACTCCGAGAATTAAAAATGATGTTAGCATTGATGGGGCAATATTATAAACCAAATGATGGAAGAACAATTCGTATTGTTGGAAAAGATAATGAGTATCTAATTGAGTCTATGCAGAAAGCTGATTTCACAAAGGCCTATGATGTTAGATTGCAAAATTCTTCAGCATTACCCGATACAAAAACTGGAAAAATTTCCACCATTATAGATTTAAATATGGCCACACAGAATGATCCAATCTTTAAAAAAGAAGAAGTAATTCAAATGATGGACTTGGGATTGGATGAATCTTTTAAGAATCAGGCAACAGTTGCAGTAAGTGCAGCTCACACAATTGTTGATCAATTACTTAGAGGAGTGAAGGGATTAGAACCACACGTTTCAGATAATTTTATGGTTCACTATGAGGTGTTAAATAGAACTCTCCAATCATTTGTTTTCAAAACAAAAACTTCTCCTGAAACTCAAAAAGCAGTTCAAGAATATGTTTTGACATTGGAAGGATTGATGTGGGAGAGAGCAAAGAAGAATCCAAAATTTTTAACTGAACTTATGTCCATAGATATGTATCCGATGTTCTTTCAACCTGAAGGAACTCTAATTCAATTAGCACAAATGAATGCAGTACAACCGCCACAAAATGTTCCCCCTCCAAATTCTGGAGCTGTGAACACAGATAAAATAAAATCCCTACAAAATCAACAAGGAGTTAGTGATGGGAGACCAGGTTAAAATTATAGAACAGTCAGAATCTTATGAGGCAGTTCCAGAACCAACTACTGATGGGCCATCAATGGTGTCTAGAGAACAACCTCAAACGGGAAAAATTGAAACTTTCAATGATACTGATGCAAAATCTTTACCAGCATCAAAGATAAAAGAATTTGCTGATGAAGAAGAAGAAATTGAAAAAGTATCCAAGAAAGATTCTAAAACACAAACTGAATTAATGGATGCAAAAGAGACTGATCTCAAAGGCACTGTCAAGGAGGACAAGGATGCAAAAGAGACTGATAGAGATAATGAAAAAGATAAAGGAAAGGAAACCAAAGAAGCAGATCCAAAACAAGTGGATGGAAAGAAAGAAATTAAAGGTGATGAACAAAAACCAAATGGGCGCAAAATTAAAGGAAAGATTGGAGAAGAAGAGATTGCAATCGATCCTGAAACCGAAATTAGAGTTAAAGTTCAAGGGAAATACGAAAGTGTCAAAGTAAGAGATGTGGTAAATAAGTATTCCGGTCAAGTTGTCATTGAGAGAGAGTTTCAAAAATTGAGTAATGAAAAGAAGAGCTTAGATAATGAAAGACAACAATATTTGAATGAAAGAAATGAAATTGTAAATTATATGCAGACTTTAGGAAGAATTTTGGATGACCCAAAATCCGACCCACTAGCAGCATTGAATTATTTTGTTGACATAAGTGGGAGAGATCCTTTAGTCTGGAATAAGAAGGTAATGGATTATCAGACTAACGAGTTGATGAAGTTAGAAAATATGACCGCTGAAGAAAAGTCGTTATATTTAAAGGATAAGGAGATCCAAGTCCTACGGAGTAAGTCGGAGTCCATGGTCGCACAACGTAGACAACAGCAGGAACGTGCTGGACTTGTCCAAAAAGTTGATGCTGCCAGGCAAACTCATGGTGTCACCGAGGATCAGTATGTTGATGCTCACAATGCCTTAGTAGAGCAAGGATATAAGGAATCGGAGATACTTCCAGACCAAGTTATTAGGTTTGCAGTAATGCAACCTTATTGGGAAAAAGCTGAAAATATCACGGAACCTTATGAAGGGGAATTGGTCCCCAAGGATTATGAAGAGTTGACCGCTGAAGTGGCGAGACTTCTAAAAGAGTTTCCACACTTTGATGATAAAACTGCCTTCATGAATGCTGCTAAACGATTGGGTTTTGAGATTGACGAGATCGATGAAGATCTAGAAGAACTCGAAAATAAGGCCAAAAGTTTAAATCCTACTCGAAAAGAAAATTCAGGCAAGAAAGCATACGAGGGTCGAGTTTCCAAAGTACAAGATGTTGAAGTAGAAATGTTCGATTAATCTGAAAATCCTAAGTCCATAATATTATTAACTTAGGAGTTTTTTATGTCATACACAGGGTTTACTCTTGCAACACAATCGGAAGTGTTCAAGATTAATTACGATAAGAAATCCGAAAACATGTACAATTCAGATAACGTTCTCCAAGGCCGTATTCAAAAGAAATACGACTTCACCGGAAAACAAATGAACGTCATGATTCCTCTATCCTTTTCAGGTGGAGTTGGATCTGGGCGTTTACCTGCATCAAATGCTGGGAACTATAAACAAGCGGTCATTACATCTAATAAGGTGTATGCAACGACCACGATTGAACGAGAAGCAATCTATGCATCAGCAAATGATGCTGGGGCCTTCGTTCGAGCAACAGCGGAAACAGTAAAAAAGACAGTTGAATCTTACATGCGAAATGCTTCCCGTATTCTATTTGGTGATGGTTCAGGAGTCCTTGGAAAGGGGTCAGGAGCTGAGGCCAATGTAACTGGTGCTGGAACAGGAGGTTCTCCTTATTTAGCACAAATTTCTGTGGCCTCATGGAAAGAAGCAAATTGGGAAGAAGGCGACTTTGTTCAAATGGTAGATACCGGATCGCCTGAAGGTGGAGATACAACGGCCAATTTATTGACCATTGTTTCTGTAGTTCCTTCCACACGAACAGTAGGATTAGTGGGAACCTCCCCTACTCTAGCTGCTAGAGTTGGAACTGGTGGACACTCCTTGGCCGCAACGGATGAAATTGCTATGCAACGTTCATACCACACTGATCCTTTAGGATTGAAGAAAGTTTGTGATGCAACTACCTCCACTCTTTACGGGGTGAATGTAGCTCGTCGTTGGCAGTCAGAACAAAAAGATGCCTCAGGTGCTGGGATTACTCCAGACATGATGAACGAAGTGATGTTGAATATTGAACGTCGATTTGGGAAAGTTCCAAATATGATCATGACATCCTTTAAACAATTCCAAAATATGTTGGCCTTCATGGAAGATCAGAAGGTTTATATGTTAGGAAACCGAAATCTAGTGAAAGGAAAAGAACTCACTGGAGAATGGTCATTTAAAGGTGTTGAATTCATGTCAACCAGGGGCCCAATCGGTATTTTCACAGATCGTTTCTGTGAAGATGATCGAGTTTATTTCTTAAACGATAATTTTATTACTTGCCATCATAGACCAGGTTTTGGTTGGTTTACGGATGATAAGACGGTTTTCTTACGTCTACAAGATGACGAC